AGTTACGGTGACGTTCTCACGGCTAACCGGTGGTTCGAAGAGAACCAGCGTACACTTCATCCAGACGAGAGACGAGAGTACTGCACGAAGCTGGCGGCTCGGGCAGACGTGCTTGGTATCAGCGTGACGGATAACATCCGTAAGTACGCGGGCACCAAATTCGCGGAGCGGGATGATGTTCACGCTGCTGTGGCAACCCGTATGCAGTTCTGGTCGAACGGAGACCCCGAGAAGACTTTGCTGGATGGCTTGATGGGCAAGTACGCCAGCGTATCTCCAGAGGTTTTCTGTGAGGCGTTGAAGCAGTTCGATGAAGCTACCGGGCTGAACCTACGGTGGGACAGTGAGGTCGTTGACCCTGTCTCGTCTACGTTCGGTTTCGAGAAGAGAGCGGAATGGAGTTGGGTGGAGGGGCCCGACGTCCTGAAGGAAGACGTTCTCAGAAACGGCGTAAATGACAGCGGGAAGATCCACCAGATAAAGGCCAGGTTTGGTGGGGAGCTGGCGAGTGAACTCGCGAAGAAACCAATTGAGGTATTCGGGTCCCTTCCACTGGATACCAAGCGTATTGTCTGCCACATTCTGCAGGATACGCAGCCCTAACTGGCCTTCACTGGCTGATCAAACAAGGAGATGCAAATGTTGAAATCTGTTTCATTCGGGCCACAGAAGGCCGCCAACGAACACCTGACCGCGGGCCATGGAGGAGTACCCGGCGCTGTGGATGACCTTCGCAAAGACGTAGATGCGGGGTTCAAGGCAGCGGAAGGCCGAGTGGCATTTCCAGAGCTGATTCAGGTCAAGGGACCTGCTGTTTCTGCGGCTGGCGCAGCAGTGCAGCTGAATGGTTTGCGTTTGCTGCAAGGGCAGACGTTTGACAGCCTCGCCCTGGTGGACGCTACGCCCACTACTGGGTTGGGCTCCGTCACGTTTACGGCGCTGAAGCCAGGTGATAGTGGTCTTTCGGTTGTAGTCGCGACGGGCTCCTCGCTCATAATCGCGTTTGCGAACAACACCCTTACGATCACGTTGGCTACTGGCGGTAGCACGGACGACGCGATTGCCACGGCAGTCAACGCGGATGCCTCGGCTTGTCGCGGAATCATTCGGGCAGCCTCGGGCAGCCTCGGTAAGTACGTTGCTGCAGTCGCCAAGACTCCGCTGGCTGGTGGCGTAGGCTACTACGCTGGGAACAAAGTCACGGCGTCCAACACCGAGTGCTTGCCGTTCAACACGACAGGTACCGCTGGCGCAGCGTCCTGGACGGACACAGGCGTCAAGGTCACGGTGCCTGCTCTCACGGGGCAGACTCCAGCTTGCGCGGCGGCAGATACCGTGCCGATCCGTATTTCGTCCAATGGTGTGCTGACGTCCTCTGTCAACGTCACGCTGGCTGCCTAACCAGATGGACCACGGGGCAGACCTGCTGACCGTACTGGAAGGTATAGGCCAGCGGCCTGCCCCAATAGTGGAGGCCACGCCTCCGCCTGCAACAGGGTGGAAGGCGTCTCCTGTCACGCGGAAAACACTGTTCGTACATCACGACACCCACCCTGTGGTGTACGACGTGGCCTTGCTCAAAGAGTACGGCGTGGATTGGTTCGAGTGGGAGGCAGCTACTCTGTGGTCTGAGATTTTACGGGACTTCAAGGTGCCCTCCATCTCTGACCATGCCAAGACGAAGATTCAAGCGATCAAGACCTTGCACATCTCAGAGAGTTTCTGGACAGAGTGGGAAGTGTTCGGTTGGATCTCTCAGGCGTTGAACAACAACATTCCCGACTGGCAGACCATGCAGAAGCCGTCTATCGGCCAGCTGCTGAACGCCGTTGACGTTGCTACTTTGGTCCGTGCCGATGAGGTCTTCTCCCCCGAGGTGCAGGGGTACGTCGCAGCCAGTATTTTGGATGAAGGTGTTCTGTACGCCCCGGACGAGCTGAAGTTCTGTCAGCCAGACATTGATTTGTACGCGGCCTCCAGGCCGGTGGAAGATTACGCGTCCATTGTACATGAGACCCAGACCAGGTATCTCCAGCTGCGTGGTGGGGCCTCTCTGGACCTGCAGGAAAATGCTGTGGATGTACAGGTAGCAAAATTGAAGGTGGCGTGGGACTATCTGACTAAGCGTCGGGAGCAGCTCAAAGAACAACTACTGCTGCTGACGTAGAGGTAGCTATGATCACAATACAGAGCATGGACGCGCTGGTGGCCGAGCTTGAGAAGACCAGCGGCTTGGGAAGTGCTGCCGCGGAATTCGCGGGCAAGCACAGCATACCCACGTCGTTGGGTGCTGCGCGCTCTCTCATCCGCGGGCGGTATGGCACCCAGATGCTGATGGGTGCGGGCGCTGGCGGGGTGCTTGGCGGGCTTCGGCAGCCAGGGTATGAGGAGGATGACCAGGGCGGCCTACATCGTCGAAGCCGCATCGGCAACATCGCCCAGGGTGCTCTGCTGGGAGCAGGTGCTGTGGGTGTCGGAGCTCTCGCGACTAAGGGTGGGCGTGCAGCGGCCAAGAGCAGCCTCCAGAATTTTGGTACGCGCACACGCTATCAGTTTACCGGCAGTGCCCCGAACGTGAGCCGGATGGACCTGAAGTCAGCAAAGCAAGTCGGTCTGCTCGGCAAGACACCAACTTCAGCGGATAATCTCGCACACGCTGAGGGGTGGAACACTATCCCTGGTGTGGCTAAGGGCATGGTGCGAGATCCAAAGCGCATGCTCGGGAACGCCTGGAACCGGATGGACTGGCTCGGCAAAACGGTTACTGGACTCCAGGCGGCAGACACCGTTCATCAGGCCGTCCTACCCACAGAGGAGGGCGGCCCAGGTAAGGCTGAGCGTATTCTGGGTTCCGCCGGCTCTTTGGTAGGAAACCTTGTCGCCCCGTCAGGTGTGCTCCCAAGCTTGGCAGTAAGCGGCGTTATGGGCGTCGCGGGCAATAGACTAGGCCGCTTGGCAGACCGTACGTTCTCACGGGCAAAGCCCTCTCTCCAGCCTCCGCAGCAACCAGTACAACAGATGGCCCCGCCGCCTGCGGCAGAGCCAGGAGCGTGGTAAATGGCCCTCATGGGTTCTGGGGACCTCGCGTCCTCCGCACTTAGGTTCTCTCGTACTCGCGGACGCATCGGGGGCTCGGGCGACCAGGGTCTCCAATACCCGAGTCCATTCTTTGACATTGGTCAGACGTACCTGCCGGCCACCGTCAAGCAGATGTTCCGGTGGTGTCGGTACTATTTCTTGGTCAACCCGCTGATCAACACAGTGGCCTCCAAGATGGCCGAGTACCCAGTCACAGATATCATCCTGGATACGGACAGGCTGGAGCACAAAGAGCGGTGGTCTGCCTTCCTGGGTGAGCAGCTGCGCTACCGTGCGTTTCAGATAGAGGTTGGCCTGGACTACTACGTCTACGGCAACGCTCTGGTCAGCATCTTTTACCCGTTCGTTAAGATCTTAATCTGCAAGAACTGCAACTACGAGAAGGAAGCGGCTCACGCAGATTACCGGTTCATGAACTTCGAGTTCCACTGGAACTGCCCGAAGTGCGGCGAGATGGGGCCGTGCAAGGTGCGGGACCACTACGTCAAGGCGGCGAAGGGTATCCGGCTTATCCGGTGGAACCCGGAGGACGTGGACATTCGGTACAATGACATCAACGGCGAGTACGAGTACTACTACACCATCCCGGTGCAGCTGAAGAACGACGTCATTATCGGCAAGAAGTCCGCGGTTGAGACGGTGCCACAGCTGTTCATCGAGGCGCTTAGGCTAAAGAAAGCAGTCGTCTTCAGCCGAGACAATATCTTCCACTTCAAGCGTCCAACTCTCGCGGGCAAGGACCGCGGCTGGGGAACGCCTATGATCTTGCCGGTACTGAAGGACACCTTCTACCTGCAGATTCTTCGCAAGGCACAGGAGAGCATCGCGATGGAGCACATCGTTCCTTTGCGCGTGTTGTTCCCGCAGGCTGGCTCTGCCTCGTCTGACCCGTACTCCAGCGTGAACCTGGCTGACTGGCGAGATCAGGTGGCACAGGAGATTCGGCAGTGGCGTGCGGATAACAACTATATTCCGATCATGTCTCTGCCCATCGGGCAGCAGACCATCGGTGGTGACGGCCGGGCGATGCTCCTTAGCCAGGAGATTCGTGTGTGGTCGGAGCACATCATCGCGGGCATGGGCGTGCCTGTAGAGCTGATCTTTGGTGGTCTCTCGTACAGCGGCTCCAACGTCAGCATGCGCATGTTGGAGAACATGCACCTTGGCTATCTGACAGACCACAAGACGCTGCTCCATTGGATCATTGAGCGCACATCTTCCTACTTGGGGTGGGCCCCGGTTCGTGCCCGGTTCAAGCCTTTCAAGATGGCGGACGATCTTCAGCGCAAGGCGTACCTCTTCCAGCTCGCACAAGCAGGCAAGGTGTCTGACGAAACTTTGCTGGCAGACGCAGATCTTGATTCTCAGAAAGAGGACAAGATTCTGGAGATGGAAACGGCTCGTCGCGCGAACGTCACCAAGAAGCAGCGTTTGCTTCAGGCAGACATCGAAGGCGAGGCTGCGATGGTTACCTCGAAGTGGCAGACCAAGGCGCAGAATAAGGCGATGGCTGAACAGTTGGCTCTGCAGAATGAGGCCAACAAAGATCAGGGTGCGTTCCAGGCTGAGGTCCAGAAGGACATCATGGATCACCAGATGGCAGCTCAGACTGGGCAGCCACAGCCAGAGAACCCGGACCTGCAGCCTACGCCGCGGGACCCCACAGTCCTAGATATGCCCAAGGCTGTGAAGTCTCCGCTCGAACTCCAGAGTGCACCTTCCGGCGGGTCAGGAGCTGACGCTCAGCTCTTGGTGACAGCACGTAAGCTGGCGGACAGAGTGGCCCAGGTGCCTATGGGTAACCGACAGGAGGTGCTGGGGCGTCTGCAGACAGCGAGCCCGGAGCTTTACAGCGCCGTACTAGGGCTAATGGCAAGTGGGGGTAACGGCCCCAGCGCAGCCTCTTCCGCCTCAGCGAGACCCCTGCCACAGCAGAGAGCTCCGAGACGCGGTGTAGAGGCCGCGCTGGTTTAGTTACCGAGTACACTTCTGTGGGTTGAACATCAGCTCGACGAGCCGGCGGAAATCCTCATGCCCGGCCTCGTTGGTGTTCTGCATGGCTTCTCTGATCAGCCTGTACGTTATGTAGTCTGGGGATAGCTTCGTTTCCTCTACCAGCTTTTTGGCTTTGTCCCGTGGGTACCAGTAGTACGTCGGGTGTTCTGACTTGCCGAGAGCTACCTCCACGTTTACCCAGTAGACCAGCCTCTGTTCTAGGCTTTGGAGCCTGAGGAATGCGTTTATGGTCAGATCTGTTTCTTTGTGTACTAGGTCTAGGAAGTTCTGTTTGACGACCTCGGAGGCCGCCGGACTTGCCCTGAAGAAACGTAACTCTGGTGGGGGACTAGCTGGGAAGGGTTTCCGTTCCGGTTGATTAGACATGCGGCCTCCTTTCTGTGTCACTCGAAGAGCGAGAGTTGCCC